ATCTCCTGGTGGTATTCCAGGTGGTCCATCTGGTGGTGGTGTACCGCCTCCACCTGTACCGCCTCCGCCACCTGTACCGCCTCCGCCACCTGTGCCACCTCCATCATCTGGCGGTACTTGATCATCTGGCGGTGGAGCCTCTTCTTCTTTTGGTGTAATATAAGGAGTGATAGTTCTATCATATAAAGCGTTCAATTGACTCATTAAACCTCTAGGGTCAGTAGGCGTAGGTCTAGGTGTGATTAACTCTCTTCTAGGAAACGGTAAACTATATATACCCGCTTGAGTAAAGAAAGGGTCACGACGTGGAGGAAGTGTACGGTCATCTGGCGGAGGTGGTAATCTAACACTATCGTCGTCTCTTCTAGTTTCAGTCCCCAGTATATTTCTTAAAAAACTCATTTATCTTCTTCCTTATCTTCTTCAACAGGCATCAATAGTTCATTTAAGTTTATATCATCTAGAGGAATAACGCTAGGTACGTCCGCTAGTTCACCTTTATCAGTTAGTACGCCGTTTAAGTAATAACCAGTACCTAAAAGCCCGAACGTAGCTATATTTTTTGGGTCATCATAAAAACCTTTACTCTGTATAGCTTTAATCATTTCCTCAGGGTCATTAATTAATTTTATGTATTGATTTTCTCTAGCACCAGTTCTACCTTGACCTACCGCCGTCATAACACGACCCTTTACGGTAAATATACCCGTATAAGCTCTAGCTATACCGTTCATAACTTTAGATAACATAGCATTATCATAACCTTCTACTCTAACGTTACCGTTATCTATTTTTTTAATAAAGTTATTATAAGTTTTTAAACCGTCAACCATCTCTTTACCGTATAAGGTTTCCATTAATGGACCGTGGCTTCTTAAATAAGTATCAAGCTGTCCGCTTTGAAACTTACCGTTTTTACTGGTAGCTCTTAAAAAATCATCATAACCTAATTCTTTTAATAACTGTATACTTTCAGTATCGCCTTTTTTACTAGCTGTTTCAAAAACTTCTTTAAATATACTAATTTTACCAGGAGCGTACATATCATTAAATAATTTTTCTGGCTCAGCTTTTATATTAGCACGGTTACTGTATAATTTTTTAAGTTGTGGGGTTAATTGTTTTGAGTCAAGATTTAAAGTTTTGTATAAATTTTCGCCTAATAAAACTTTAGTAGGTACGGGGTCAAAGGTAGTGAATATACCTTGATTAATACCAGCTTCATCAAAAAACTCACCGTATCTTTTATTTATTAAGCTTTGTTTTTCACTTAATTTTAAAGCTATCTCTTGCCCTTGTTTACTTGATTTAGTTGCTGCTTCATCAAGAGTCTGCTGTGCTCTAATTAAAAAAGTATCTGGTATAACTTCATCCTCTAAGTCTGCAGCTCTAGCTATATCTTGTGTAGTCATTTTTTCTAGAATAGCTTTTTCAGTAGGGGGCGTAGTAGGGTCATCTATTTTTTTCTTAATGTTTTTATAAGCTTCTTCAAACTGGTCGTAACTTGAACCAGGAAGCACGTCTAAAGGGTTCCCCCCGAATAATCTACCGATAGTGGAAAAAGCACCAGAAGCACCCAAATCCGCTAAATAAACCATACCTGATTCTTTTAAAGCAGAAGACAGTATTTCATCATCAGTATATTTTTCATTCAATAAACCACGTTCTTTTAACCCTTGTAAATTGTTATAACGCCAAACAAAATGTGCAGTGGCTGCACCTTGTGCGGTTAAACCCACTACGGGGTATTTATAAGTTACTAAACCGCTAGTTACCGCTAAGGGTAAAGTAGCACTAGTAGGTAAATCAGTACCTAATTCTAAAGCAGCCATAGTCGCTGCACCAGAGGCTGTACTTACTGCAGCTCTTCCTCCAGGTGTAACTGCAGCTCTGCGTAAACCCCACTCTGATAATAAACCAGCACCAGCCCCTAAAATATCTATAATCATAGGTTCAACAAAACCTATAAAATCACCAAGGTCCATTCCAGGTGCATTTACGTACCGACGTTTACCATCCTCAGGGTTTATGTAAGTAAGTTTATCAGTTACTGGGTCTTTTTTTACGTCAAAATCTTTTATAGCTACGTCAGGATATTGTTCTTTAAGTAAACCTTGTACGCCGTAATAATAACTATCAGCGGGTAAGTATTGACTATCTTCTACTACCCCCGTAGGTGCACTAGCCCTTACGTCAATATTGTAATAATTTTTAGCTACTTCAATACCTTTAAAATCTGGATTAAATATTCTACCTAAAGCGGGGACTTTTACTTGATTATTACCTAATTGAATGGTAGTGAAAAATCTATCACGCCAACTACCAGGAGCTCCTAGTAAAGTATCTATAGTATTTTTATTTACGCCCTGTGATACTAAATAGTTTTTCATATTATTTTTAATAATATTATCACTATCGTCTTGATAGTACGGTTGAGCTGGCATGGGTTTAACTTCAGGCTGAGGTGCATCAGGTACTTGAGCTAAATACTCAGGCGTTAAAAATTGATCAATATCTACTACTGGTTCTTGATTATTACCGTTAGCCATTAATCAGTATCTCCCGTGAGTTCATTAATTCTTTCTTGTTTTTTCTGAGCAAAAATTCTATTAAAGAAGTTGAATGTAGCTAGTTCTTCAGCACTTATTCTTTTCTGTAAGTTTTTACTAAATATATCTAACCTCTCAGTATCACCGTTATTTAAAAACGTTTGATACTGCATTATTAATTGTGATATAGTTTGACCGTTACTTAAAGTTGTGTTAACGTCATAATTTTGAGTCAAGTTAGTGATACCGAAGTTTTGATTTAATACTCTAGCTCTATTACTATCTTGTAATAACTCGGGGCTTAAAAATACATCAGACATATCGATTTTAGTTACGTCATCAGCTTGATACTCACGCCCAGCTACGCCGTAAACTATATCAAGGGGCGTACCCGCGTATAAAGGCGATATATCTTCAAGTTCTTCTATTTGACTTTTGATATGTTTTTTAAGTTTATCCTGTCTTTCTATGTCGATACTGACGCCGTCAGGTTTAACTAGTGAGTCTAGTAGTGGGTAGTTTTCTTCTAGTGTTTTAAGTTTTCTTATATTAGAGTTTATTAAACCCCTAGTAAAACGGTTATTAACCGCTAAGAAACCTTCAAGGGTACTAGCTTGACCACCGACGTTTCTTATATTAAATATAACGTCTTTATCACTCATAGCTCTAAGGTCTAGCCCGTCGCCTTTACTGTAGGTTGAAGCACTTTGTAAAGCTAAATCAAAAAATGCTGCTTCTATAGTTTCACGTGAAACGTTTGCTGCTAATAATTTAGTAGCTAAATCACCTTGCATAAATTGTTCTCTAGCAGCAATATACTCACTATTATTAAGTATAGTGCTTTTAAATTCATCAAAACCTACTTCGTTCCTTCTAATTTCAGTTTCGTTCATATCATTAGATATGGTGTCAGCTATTATAAAAGTAGTACCAGCACCTTTGAAGTTAGTACCGCTAACGTCGTTACCTTGCGGAGTAGTTAAGATACTAGTAAAAGTTTCAAAGTCTTTTATAAGTCTAGTACCTAAACTAGCTATAACCGTAGCGTCACTAAATAACTCATTCGGGTTCATACCCGCTTTTTGATAATCACTTATAATATTTCTGACTTCAGTATTAGCTGTGTGGAAATTTAAAACGTTATTAGTAATATTACTAGCTTGATTAAAAGTTTCTTGTTCGTTCTTAATACCTTCTTTATACATAGCGTTACTACCGCCACCAGTAGCACTTTGAGTAATTTCTATCTCACCTGTTTTTGGGTCGACTTTAGCTGTTAAACTAGTAGTATAAGGGAAGTATCTTTCAGGGTCCATCAAGGCTTGTTCGTGTGTTAAAGTTTTTACTAAACCGTTATCTAAGGCGTCTATGTATTTAGCAGTACCAGCAGGGATAGCCGTAACAGATTTTAAATTACCGCTATCAACTTGTGTTTGTACGTTATTATATTGGTCTACGTTTAAAAAACGTTTACTTTTTTTACCGTCATTATCTTCTATAATATAAGTATTACCGTTAGTGTCACCTCTAGGGTCAGTAATAGTAATATTAGGGTTACGTTCCATTTCAATAATTTTATAATTAGGTAACATTAATTCTTCAACGGTAACTGTATTATCAGTAGGATTTACGGTTTCTATACGCACGTTTTTAAGTTTTTCTTCATCACCACTAGCTTTACGTAAAGAACTTACACCGTTAGTATTTACGTATTTATTAGCTTCTACCTGACTTAAAAATAACGGGTTACTATAGTCAAACTTACCGTCACCACCTATTTGATAATATAAATCCCTAGTACCGAAATATTTATTATCGACTAGTTTTTTAGCTAACTCGTTTTTATTTTTCATAGAATCAACAAATAACTCTTTAGCTATTTGATCAATTTTTTGTGCTCTTTCAAACTCGAATTTTTTCTTAGTAGCATCAAAAGCTGCATCTTCTTGGTTTTTACCCGCTAAATATGCAGTTGTAGCTCTAACTAATTTAGCTTTATTAGTGTCGCCTCTTAACTCAGAATTTTTTAATGAGGCACCTAAAGCATATAGCGGTAAAGCTCCGCTAGGTTCTTTAATAAATTTTTTATAGTCTGGAGCAGGCAAACTATCAGATACGTACTGCCTAATAGCCCCTAATTGTTGATAATCTTCAAGGTTAGATAAACCACTAACTACGTTATATAAGTCAGTTATTTCTTTAATATCAGTAGTACTATCTACCGCACCTTTAAATATAGCCGTTCTTGATTGGTCAGCTAAACTACTGTTTTCGTCAGCTGTTACTTTATCAGCGTTTTCAATAACTGAATCAATTATTTCTTCATCAATATTTACGTTACTGCTTATTGAGGGTATACCGTTAGCCATTTAGGACATCCTTTGAAGCGGTGGACTATTTCTCATAACATCGTCTGGACCTTGAGTAACTGGTCTGTTTACTGAAAATCGGTTTTGAGCATCAGCTAATACTTCAGGGGGTAAAGTAGCCAACATGTTTGAAGCTTTTGGAGAACCACCACCAGAGGTGCTGATGACGTAACTACCACCACCGCCAGAGCTACCACCACCGCCAGAGCTACCACCACCTTTTAAGCTTCTAAAGTCTTTGACAGCTCCTACTAAATTACTTAGGTCGCCTAAACCTAAACCAGTATCTCTAGGTTGATCATAACCTTTAGTAATAGTACCTAAGTTAGGCACAATACCGCCCATTATATTAGCGTATTGACCTAGTATATTAGTAGGTAGGTTATATTTACCTACGAAGTCACCGTAAGCCTCGCTTAATCTAGCTTGGTCCATGCCACGTTGCATTCTACCCATATTTAACATTCTATTAATATCTTGACCTTGTAAACCGTATTGAGTAGTACCTAAATTACCTAAAGCACCAGCTATGCCCGTACCAGCCTGTCCGCCTCTTAAACCTATATTAGCCATATCAGTACCTAAACCGCCCATAACTCTACCGAAGTTAGCTCCTAAACCGCCTAGTCCTCCAGCTACGTTACCGTATATACCCGCTAAGTTAGTACCTATACCCGCTAACTGACTACCAAACTGACCCATCATACCCGCTTGACTTAACGCTCTACGTCTTGCTGCTTCATCAGTAGATATGGCTTGTTGCATAGCTCTATCAAAACCTGCTCCACGTATATTGGCTACGCTACGAGTTTGAGCCTCTCGTAAAGCTCTTTCTCTTTCCTCTGAACCTAATCTAGCTCTACTACCGCCGAAAGCTCCCTGACTTATAGCTCTAGCTCTACCCACCTGTTCTGATTTAGCTCCTTGTTCTTCAAGGTCTTGTAGTGTACGTTGTACTACTTGGTCTTCAAAAGGGTTCATAAAATTACTTACTGCGTTAGGATTAAAACCCCCTAAACCAGCTTGACTGCCAGCTATACCTTGACCTATAGCACCAGTACCCGCCATAGCTCCGCTTAAAGCTGCACCTGGAGCTTGACCGTATAAATTACTAGCTTGGTCAGTTAATTGACTTAAACCCGTTCCAGCTGTGCCTATCATACCTTGACCTTGTGCACCAGAGCCTTGTATACCCGCTAAACTACCTTCAAGTATATCACCAGCTCTATTTAATGCGGGTTGGTAACTACCTAAACTATCAAGCGTCATGCCGAAACCTGCTCTTTCTGCTGGTGAAAAACCAGCTATACGTGAGCCATAGTCAAACGGAGTTAAGCCTTGACTTAAACCGTAAAGTTGGTTAACAAACATCTGATTGGCCATAGGCACCAATCCAGGAACTCCAGGTAAACCGCCTTGATAAAAGTCCGTAGCGAACCTCGGCGGAGCGGTAGTTTGCATAAAGGTTTGTTGATTGCTAGTATCTGTACCGTTTGACATTATGCCCTACCTATGCCCATACTTTGAGCTTTTTTCTCGTTTTTATTCATCATAGCGTATAAGTTACTAATACCTTTACTGTGGTCACCGTCACCTATACCCTTGACAGCTTGTTTAGTCATTACGAACTCACCGTCTGCTAGTAGTGCGGGTACGGTATCTTTATCACCTGACCCCATAGGGTCTTTAATATCCCCACCATGTTCTCTTAAATCTACTTCTGGTATTTTACCGCCGTCAGCTAACCGTATAACTCCGCCGTCTTTAGCGGGAGTAACTATATCAAAAGTAGGTAATTGAAATAAATCTTCTTGTTCTCTTTTTCTAATTTCGTCTAATATAATAGCTTGTAAAGGGTCAGTCATTGCTACGTCAACTAACGTAGAAGTAGGTATACCCGCAGCAGTTTCCGTAGGGAACGGACTTATAGCCCCGCTCAACCCACCGCCAGCACCAGCCCCGCCTAAACGGTCGCCAAAATAATCTGGTGTTTGGAATCTAGTTTGTTCATCTTCAGTTAAACCACCTACACCACCAGCAGCACTAAGTAATCCTGCTCCTACTAATGCTTTTTCAAGTGTACTTAAACCTTTAAAAGCTGAGCCAGTTACACTTGTACCCATCATATTACCAGTGAGTAAGTTAGTAAAATCAGCACCCATGCCTTGAAATAATCCAGGTATACCACCCGACGGTACAGTAGGCATAGTAACCGCACCAGTAGTTGGATTAACTACTGGTGCAGGGTTAGTAAAACTAAGGTTAGCTCCAGGTGTACCTATTTGGCCACCCTGTATACCCATACCAGTGACTACATTAGCACCTAAAAACGTTTTAGCAGAACTGCCTACGCTTTTCTTTAAACCTCTGCCTTCAGCTAACGAGCCTATGCCTTGACCTATAGCAGCACCTGCTGGTCCACCCATCACAAATCCTACAACAGTCGCTATGTCACGAGTGCTCTTTTTTAAAAACTTGCCTATTTTCTTTATAAAACCCATGCTTCTTCTATTATAAAGGCAAAAATCAAATAATTATAGTGGTATCTCCTTTGTTGACTATGGTTACTTTACCTACTAAACCTGAAGCCTCAAAGCCTTGTGGCTTTTTAGGGGTACTTATATTCTCCCATTTATTACCTGTATACACTTGTAAAGCCTCAATAGTCGTGTTCCACACTATACTACCCGCATTAAAATTTACCTTATTTAACGTTTCTCCATCTATTTGTCTAATATTATCGGGGTCAAACTGACCCAAGTTAAGTTCTAGTATTCTTACTAATTTATTGTAAGTTAAAGGCGTTACATTATCGCCCATCTCTAATGGTAAATTAGTTGCTAAAAGTTTACTCATCGTCTACCATCATTCTGTATATCCATCCTAAGTAAACCTAGTCTCCACCCTGTATCATCGTTTGCGTTAGTATCATCATCGTCTGATTCTAAACGTACTACGGCTTGTCTGCCTCTAGCTCTAACGTGTGATTGCGTAGTGGAACTGCTTATAGCGTTAGTGCTTGAAGTACTTAGTGACTCACCTGGAAAATTTCTTGTTTTTAATACTATGTTTACCTGACCGCCGTTACTATTATTTAAAAACCTAACGTCAGGTATTATTTTTCTTATAAAAGCGAACTGATCACCGTCTCCTATATCAAAGTCTGAGCTTTCTATAAATACGTTAGTCATAGGGCTACCGTCCTCGTTATACCCAAACTCATGTTGATACAAATAATTATTAGCTGTAGCTCTAGGGTAATCTACTGTACCTTGATCAAGCCAAGCTGTACGTGATATTTGACCGTAAGTCCAAACTTTATCAGCGTAATCAAAAACTACGTAACGGTCTATTTCAGTGCTATCAGCTGAGCAGTAGAACCAACCTACTTCATCAAACTCTGTATTAGTAAACCCAAAAAATTTATGTGCTTGGCTACTGTTTAAGTCATCAAATACGTAGCTTAGCACGGTGCACGGTAGTTTTTGTACGTTACCTGTATAAACGTAAAAGTTATCGTAACCCATCCAAAACACACCGTTAGGGGCTACTACTGCCCCGTTAGGAGATATTAAACCACTAGCGTTATTAATTAAATTCAAACCGAAAGTAAAAGGCGGTCCAATAAATTGCATACTGTATAATGCGGTATCACTCCATATTAATACTTCTTGTCTAGCTTTTACTCCGCCTATGATTTTACTACCTTCAGATAATCTTAAATCACCCGCTGTATTAGTAAGTAAAGGTTCAAACTCTGTAGCACTTTCTTGGTCACTAAAAGCTATTAGCATAGGGTCAGAAGTACCACTACGTGAACTGCCAACTATAGGGTCTGCTCCTAAAACTATTATATGTCTATCGGTTTCTGATACTAGTACCTGACTACCTTTAGTGGGGGCTAAGTTACTACCGCTTAAACTAGAAAGTTCTACGGCTCTGTTAGTGACTCCGCTACTTTCATCCCAGTAGTATATTCCTCCACCACGAACATTGATTAATAAATCTTCACCAAAATGATCGTGTGTCCATAACCTTAATTGATTAGAGTCAGTAAGGGCTGTGTTACCGCCCCAAGTACCAGAGTTCCAAGTGCCACTACCAAAACCTGTACTGTCTACGTATACATCTAAACCTACGTTTATTTGGTAAGCTCCTACTACGTTACTCCCCCCGTTACCGCTATCACTTGAGTTAGCTGTAACGGTAGAACCGCTAGTATCTTTAGCAGTTATTACGTAATTATTATTATCAGTAATACTATCTATTTGATATTCTTGATTTAAAACTGCTGCGGTTACGTTACCCCCTAAACTAGCTGCACCGCTAAAAGTAACAAAATCATTTTGTACTGCTCCGTGTGCTGTATCAGTTACCGTTATTGAACTACTACCGTTAGTAGCACTAAACGTAACATCACCCGCACTAGTAGTAGTACGTAAAGGAGTAACATCATTGAAAGTAGCACCTAGTTCAATGTAGTATTTTAAATGTGTACCTAAACCTAAGTATTTAGTACCTTCTAAATCAATCCAACCTATTAAAGCTCTACAAGTGCCTAGAAAAGTGTTTAAGTTATCTTTTTGCCAACCGCCTATTTTTTGTGGTAAACCAGCTTTAAACCTTACTTTATTAACGTCAAACCAACCGCCTTCATTAGAGTATGCTGTGCCTTCACGCATAATCCCAGGTCTAAAGTTGATTTTACTTATAGCCATTTAAACCTCGTGCCACTCCTTACCTTCAAATAATAAAGCTTCTGCTTCACGTCTGCGTATTAAACCTTGTTTTACTACGCCCCCCGCTTTATTCCAACGTTTTATTTGATTAGGAATATCATCCCAATCTTTATTATTTAACCTTTGTAGGAGCGTACTTGAAGATAGGTTAGATGGTCCAAGATTATAAACCCATGATACTAAAGCGTCAAACTCATTTTGTTTTAAATCAGCTTCTACCATATCGTTTATGTAACTTTCGTACTCACTCATTTCCTCAGTAAGTAATTTATCAGCGTCTTCTTGTTTAATAGTATCGCCTTCTTTTACGCCTTTAGTTGAGCCATAACCTATTGTCCAAACACCCGCAGCACACTTATACGCTTCAAGCTCACAGCCCTCGAATTTTTTAATCAAGGCTATGCCCTCTTGTGAAATGTTCATGTTACTCTCCTTTGTCGCTTGTGTGAGACGCCCCAAAATAGAACGAAATAATTGCACTTGCTAATCCTCCTAAATAACCAAGAACTAAATTAATCAGTGCTTCACTGTTTTGTTCAGGTGGTTGTAACGTTACTAAAAATATGTAGCCTAAAAAACCACCTATAGTAAATAAACCTATTATTCTAGCAGTCCAGTCTTTGCTAAACATACCCCTAGCATGTTGTTTTTCTTGTGCTTCAAGTTTAAAAACATCTACATCAAGTTTTTTCATCTGTACTTCAAACTCTTGTTCAGCTTTTTTAAGCTCAATCATTTGTTCTGGTGTTGCATTTTGTACTGCTTTTTCTACAGATTTTTGGTCTGATGGACAACCTAATACTTCAGCTATTTTACCTAAAGCCATGTTACCCATAGGTCCAGCTATAGCAGTTCCTAGTGTAGGAGCTACAGCCCCCACTATATTTTTTAATAATCCTTTCATATAATCACCGTTACTACCGCTATAGTTAATGCTCCTATAAAACTAAATACGCCAAACGTAGCCATTTTTATAGTATTGTTTATAGAGGTTATTTCTTGTTTAATATCAGCAAACTCGTTAAAAGCAGTTTTCCAACGTTCTGCGTTTTCTTTTTTAGAAACGGCTAAGTCTTTAGCCACGTCTTGAACACTTAATGTTTTATTCATAATCTATACCGTGTATATTTTTAAATAATCTTTTTTACCCTTTACTTTTATAGGATCTAATAATTTTAACTTAAAATCGCAACTTTTTTTAGTATTTTCTCCTATTAATAAATCTACACCTACTTCTTTAGTTGCTGATTCAAGTCTAGCAGCAGTATTAACAGCGTCTCCTATAGCACTATAATCAAACCTTGTATCGCTACCCATATTGCCTATAACAGCTTCGCCAGTGTTAACGCCTATACCTATGGATATAGGCTCAGGTAATTCTTTTTGTAACAAACGTATACCAGTACGTATATCTTGAGCACATGTTATAGCTTTTAGTTCATGGTTATCTAATTCTAAAGGAGCATTAAATATAGCCATACATGCGTCGCCTATAAACTTATCTACCATGCCTCCGTGTGCCTGAATACAGTTTACCTGTACTGTAAGCACTTTGTTCATTATTTCAGTTACTTGTTCAGGCGGTAGTTTTTCACTTAAATTAGTAAAACCTCTAACGTCAGTAAATAAAAACGTACAGCGTCTAGTCTCCCCGCCTAACTTTAATAAATCAGGATTATTCTGTAAACGTTTTACTTGACGTGGATCAAGATAGTGTTCAAATTGTTTTTTAATTAGTAAACGTAATTTATATTGTTCTCTAAACCTTAGGTAAAAAGCTATAGCCCCGCTTATAAACTGACTAATAAGAGTCCAAGTAACGTCTATAAGTAAGCCTTTATTAATTAAATAGTAGCCCCCTAAAGCCGTTACAGACGCCGTAAGGACGCTTAATACTAACCCCCATGTAATACCTAGTTTTATTAATAAAAACCAAACTAAAATAACTGTAGTTACTAATATCAATAACTCAAGAGCTAAAGCCCAATCAGGTATGTAAGGACTATTTTCAATAAGGATACTTTCTGATAATGCTGCTTGTATTTTGTGTGGTTCTAGTAACCCAACTGGAGTAGCAACTTGTGGCATAACGCCGTTAGCTGTTATACCTACAAACACAAACTTACCGTTTACGTTCATTTCTTGTAAATCTGTTTGAGGCGTATCAACCCAACTAATCCACTTACGCCCCAAGCTGTCGGTTTTAACTGGTGGTAAACCCCTAACCGCTATTTCTTGTATACCGTTTTCGTTAGTAGTTATTATGTAAGTGGGTGTATTAGTAAGAACTTTTAAAACTTGAGTCCCAAAAGAAGCTGACCAACCGTCTGGTGTTTTAAGTAACAGGGGAATCCTCCTTACTAATTGATCAGCTTCAACGGGAGCTATAGCCATACCTTGAAGTATTTTATCATAAGCATTATAATTTTCTTTTACACCGCTTACCGATATACCGCCAGTATCTTGACCTTTTATAACTGTACCTGTAGTTTTAGGAAATATATTATTTGGGGTCTCAAAAGTAGCTAAAACACTAGGTGCATAACCTAAAGACCTAGCAAAGTCTTCATCACCACCTAATCTATCAGCTTGTGGAAAACTTATAACCCAACCTACACCTAACGCCCCCTTACCCAGTATTTCTAACTGTATATCTGCTAATCTTTTTCTAGGTAAAGGGTAACCACCCTCACGTTCAATATCTTCTTCAGTAATGTTAAGTATCATAAAATTACCGCTGTGCTCTGGTGTTTTTATTAATGCATCAAAGGTTTTTAGTTTTAATATTTCAGTAGGTGTACTTTGAAATATTAAGGGTAAAACTAATATTAACAATAAAGGTATTACATATTTTTTCATATTAACTGCTCTGTTTAATAGTTATAACTGAGTCACCACCACCGTTTATTTTAACTGTATTAGAGACACCATCTTGTATAAATATAACTGTGTAACTACCTTCTACGTTTAAATCAACTCTAGCAGTTTCGCTCACTTTTCTACGTAAACTTATAGTTTGACCTGTTATTATAGTAGTTATTTGAGTGTTAGCGTCTTGACCTATTAAAGTTCCGCTTACGTTAATACCTGTAGCTAAAGCTAATTGATCTTTTTCTTCTTCTATAGCTAATACGTCGAGAATATCAAGTAAGTCTTCTAAAAAATTTACATCTAAATAGTTTATGTCCAGTTCTGTAAATTCTAAACTGTTGTCATCTAAAAAATCTTCCGCTAAATAATCTATATCTAAATCGTTAAAATCTAAAAAATTATTAGTTTTTACAACATTAGCTTCTTCTGTTAAAACTTGTTCCTCTTTAGGCGGTGTGACTATTAGCATGTTATCAATAATATCTAAACTTAAATCTAATATAACTGGTTTACTAGGTGCAGACTCAAAAACATTTACCGTAGTAGCTTGATAAGGTTTATTTAGTATAACTGTACCCATAGCGGTAACTACCTCTATTTCACCGCTTGATAAACCCAAAGCGTCTGGTAAAAGTATGATTAAACTTCTACCTAGTTCATCTACAGTAGCAGTAAAATCTGTGCCACGTATAGCGATATTCGCTGTCGGCGTACTAAGTTTTATGTTTTGTTTATCTATACGGTTTAAATTACCCGTTATAAACCTAGCTGTACCTAAAGCAAAATTAAGAGACATTTTTGATTTACTAGGGTCAGGGTCATAGATATATTCATCTATGAGTAGTTGTGAGTGTTCGGTAAGTTTTACTGTAGAAGCATCTAAAAAAGTAATAGCCATCCTACCATCAGTAGTAATAGCTTCATCATTGCTTTGTATAGCAAATTTAAGGTCAGCTTGATAAGGTTTATCCCTTACTATTTGAGCGTTACCTCTTAATTCAGAAATATCCCCTATATCAACAGCTTGTGCTTGTACCTTGGTCGTTTTGAATGACGCAAACAGTACCGTTATTACCGTTAGAAATAATCTTGAGCCAGTCATTATCTTGTGTACTCAGTTGTTGTATGTTAAAAGTTCTACTGTTACCTGTTTGATCCAAGTAAAAGTAACCACCAGCATAACCAGAACCTGTAAAGTTTACTGTATTGCTATCACCGTCAACATCAACATAGTTAGTAGCACCATCGTAATTTATATCAAAATCAAAAGTGTTACCGTCACCCTGTATAATCCAATCTAAATCTAACGTAGCAGCAAGAGCACTTGTACCGTGGTCTAATGTAAAGGTATTAGTACTACCTGTTACGCTTACGTTGTAATTAGAACTGTCAATACCGTAAGTATCAGTAGGGTCGCCCTGAATAGTAAAAGTATTACTATCACCGTCAAACTCAAAAAAGCCTGTAATACTATCACCTAGTATGTCACCTAAAAACTTATTTGTGTCCCCTAATTGATTTATATCAAGTGTTAGACTTAACCCATCTAAATCTAAAGCAGTTAAACTGCCCGCTGCAGAATTTAAACCACCTATTATATTACCAGAACCTAACTGTTCTAAATCTATATTAGCTGTAGCTCCACTTTGATCAACATGTATTTCATTATCAGCCCCGTATATTGTCGATGCACTCAGCATCACAATCAGGCTTATCAATATCGAATGTTTCATATTTTTCCTCCCAGAAACCTTTATCATACCCTATTTTTATAATTTCTAAAACTCCGCTCTCTATAGCTCTTAAAAGTGCTAGTGTAGTTATTTCATTTTGAGTGTCGCCCATCTCTATTTCCACTAACTCTGTGCCCGCTTCAATGAACTTAAATACGTCTTGTGATTGACCGTAACTATAGATTTCTTTACTCACTAAAACATCTATAAGGACTTCACCCGTGGCTACACTAACCATACGTAAAGAAACAGTAATATTATCTATTCTGTACTGTTTACTAGTGCCTATGCCTAAATACCTAGCTCCTATACCACCACTTTTAGTATTAGTGTCATAACCTATTACTGCGCCTTCTACTAAAACACCAGCGAATAATAAAGGCATAAGAGGTTTAGAACCATCTTTATCTTCATTTTGTTCTCTAGCTGAACGTATTAACTGTCGTTCTTTAGTTAAGTTATCCAACCCTACTCTTTCGGCTACTCTAAAAAATTTACCACCAGAGGCATTTTTAAGCGAACGTATTAATAAATGATTAGGAGCTTGTGTTAAAGCTGTACTGAATAAAGCGAACTCACTATTACTTTTACGCTGACCTGTTTGATCGGTAAAACTATTGGGGTAAACTGCTACCACTATAGGTATTTTAGGTTCTGCTACGTTATACAGCTCCTCAGACTGTGCTTGTAAAATACTTGGTAAAGTTTCAGCAGTTGTAAGACTTTTATCTACAGGCGTAAGGCTACAACTAGAAAGTAAAATTACCAACGGGTAAAGATATAGTCGTAACATTCCCATCTGCATCTGTTATCGTTAAAGTTATTATTCCATCAACAACACTATATTTAATAGTGTTGCCTTCAAGGGTCAAAGTACCCTCTGTACTAGGCGTTTCCCCAAATAAATTTTCTACCAGCTGTCTAGAAAGCTGTGCATAGATACGACTTTCTAAATTCCTTATAAATCTAGCGAGTGTAGTGTTTTCTTTATCTCTTTCTATTTGCTCTTGTAGAGCTTTTATTTCTGCTTTAAGTGCTTCTTTACGGTTGAACTCTTGGTTTTCTATCGTAAGGTAGTGTGAACTAGTACCTACTCCACTAAAGCTAGGGTTTTTGAATTTAAAAGTTATAGTGTCCGCCCATAGAGGATTAGTTAAAACTACAAGAAAAAAGAAAATACAAAGCACTCCCGCTATACGGTAAATCCAAATATTATCAGTCTTTTCTTTGGTCATCTCTATCAGCCTTTGCTATTTTGTTACTATCAATAAGTTGGGGCACACCTAAAATAGTTTTTATTAATGTATCTTGTCTTATTATTTCGTTATCTAAACTTCTTATCCTATCTATCAACGCTACCAATATACCGTGTTGTGAGTCTAGTTTAGTGCCTAATCTTTCCTCAATAGCTGATATCTGTGCCTCTACTTTTTCATCCACAGTATCAAGTTTAGTTTCCATACCATCTACTATACGTATAACTAGTTTATATATAAACCAACCTAAACCTATAGCAGCAGCAATAGGAAAACCAACCTCTTGTATAAGAGTAACAGCACTTTCCATGCTGTTTATTTAACTTTAGTTTTCTTAACTCTTTTTATGGTGTAGGCTTCATTAACGTTAGGTGTTGATTTGTCATCAGCTACGTAATGTCCTTTTTTGTTTCTAGCTCTTACTTTTACTCTTTCAGTGCCAGTAACTTTATCCCATATATTTTTAAAAAAGCTCATTTTATTTATCCTTTGCTTTGAGTACATTAAGTGCACACCAATCAATTACTTTATATATGTAACTAAACCAGTGATCATCTTTTGGGGTAGGGGTTATTGCTGCTATAACTGAAGCTATAGATATAATTGCAGTTACCCACGCTAATATATTAAGTATCGTCATTTTTATCCTCCTCTGGATTATTTAAGACTTCATCTGCTTTTTGTTTAGCAGACTCTATAAATGCGTTTTGAAACACACTTAAACTGGCGTTAATTTGGTCAAGTTCAAACTGTATGCGTTTTTGTTTATTGGTTAAATCAAGTATTTGACTATGAAAATATTGTTGTTCGTTTGTAAGCTCACTTACTTTTACTTCTTTATCATCAATCATTACTACTGGTTCTTGCGTAGCCATAATTAACTATTAGATGATATGTATGCTTTACCTGTCGTAATAGCATTTGTGCAATCAGTTTTTTTACTACTTGATGAGCCTGTTATATTAGGTGTTTCATTACTTCCATCATACGCTAAAATAAGTTCTAAATGGTCAACATTTCTTTGTACCATGTCATTTATTTCAGCTTGAGTCATGCCTACAACATTCCAACTTCCAGCTTTTACACCGTCAATTAAATTAACGCTATCCATAGCTGATGTTAAACATTGTGTTACTGTTTGTGCCATATTATTCTCCTTCGTTTAATTTAGCTTTTAATTCATCTACTTGCGTAGAAAGTTCTTTTACTGCATTTATTAAGTACCAAGTTAAGTTATCAGTATCTACAGTTTTTACTCCTGAAGATTCGGTTACAACTACT